GCAGGTGGCCAATCTGGACAACATAGTCAAGAGCTTGATTGATCAGAAGAAGACCAGCCAAGCACAGGCCCGCCAGCAGGAACAACAGGCTGACAGGACTCGTTTGGCCAAGTCCAAGACTGAGTTGCTTAAGCAGATTGATGCCATGCGCCAAGCGCCTGATCCTCAAACAGATGCTGCCAAGACTGAGATAGCCAGGTTACGTGCTAAAGTAGATGACGAGATCAAGCAAGCTCGTGCTGTCATAGAACAGCTGACCAACAAGCTAAGCCAGGGCAGCGACACAGACAAGCTGCAGGCTGACATAGATGCACAGAACGATGCTATCAAAGCTGCAGAAGCACAGATTGAACTGCTGAACGCAGACAAGTTCAAGCTAGAGACTGAAGGTCGCAAGCTGGAAGCAGAGACTGGGCCGATCAAGTACATAGCACAGGCCCTATATGGCGATGCGGTTGACCAGACTCTGTTGGAGCATGCTGTGCGCTGGATCATTACGCTGATCATCGTGGTATTTGATCCACTGGCTATTCTCATGCTAATAGCAGCAAACCAGGGTCTTGCCCAATGGCAAAGCAATAAGAACCAAAAGAGACAAGAACCAGAGACTGTGATTGAAACTGTTTTTGATCTACCGCCAGTTGCGTCTACAGCCGAATCCGAGGTGTCTGCGCCGCAGACAGTTAATCTGACCATAGACGGCAAGGACGAGCTGATTGCTGCTGTGGAAGGACTGCGTGCGGAGATGGCTGCACTCAATGCTGCTATAGCTGCTCCAACTGCAGAAAGCGTTGCCGAGACAGAGATAATATCCGAGCCTATGATAGCAGAGCCACAGAATCATACCATTAATTTTGATGCCAACGATGACAAGGTAACTATTTCTACTGATGATACTGATCAACCTGCCTGGGATGATAAACTAGCTATCGAACCAGAAACTCCAGTTAGATTACCAGTAGTTGCTGATGACATAGCTGAAGAAGATATAGATAAGCTGGCATCAGTCATTGAAGATTCGGAAGATGATGCTGTTTCTAAATGGGAAATCATAGATCGATTACCAACTCCGGCGCAGTCAGATGATCAGATGCCTGTGCAGCCCGAAACTGTCCGTTCAATAGATGCATTGTTTGATCAAATGCGCGACCGCCATCAATCACGAATTGATCAACACGTTGAATCATTAAATAAAGAGCAGGGATAATACCATGGCAAAGGACACGATTAACCATTTGTTTTCATGCAGCTTTTGCAGCAAAAACCAGCGTGAAGTTACCAAGCTAATAAGCGGTAATGATGTATACATCTGCAATGAATGCGTGGATCTGTGCCACGGTATACTGCGCGAAGAAAAGATCCAGGCGCGACCAGACACGACTGATCTAACCCCCGCTAAGATAAAATCATGGCTTGATGATCGCTTGGTAGGACAAGACCATGCTAAGATGGTATTAAGCGTGGCTGTTTACAACCATATCAAGCGCATCAACAATCCAGTGATAGACGGCGTAGAGATAGACAAGAGCAACGTGATGTTTGTTGGTCCTACCGGATGCGGCAAGACCTATATGATACAGCAGATAGCCAAGCTATTAGATATACCGTTGGTGATCATCGATGCTACGAGCATCACCGAAAGTGGTTATGTTGGTTTAGACGTAGAAGAAACCATAGCCAGACTGTATCAGGCTGCTGACCAAGATATCGCCAAGACCGAGCGCGGCATCGTGTATATAGACGAGATCGACAAGAAGAGCCGCAAGAGCGAGAGCAGCAGCATCACACGCGATGTAAGCGGCGAAGGTGTGCAACAGGGCTTGCTCAAGATACTGGAAGGCTGTGAGGTCAAGGTACCGCCCGCTGGAGGTCGCAAGAATCCACAGGGCGAATTTATAATGGTAAACACCAAGAACATATTGTTCATACTTGGTGGTGCGTTTGTTGGATTGAAAGACATCGTAGCCAAACGCCTAGATGTTGGCGGCGGCATTGGATTTGGTGCTAAGCTGAACAAGCAAGAAAGAAACGATTCTGAAAGCTTTGAGTTGGTCAGCCAAGCTCGACAGGAAGACCTCATCACGTTCGGAATCATCCCAGAGATGATTGGTCGCATTCCTGTGATAGTACCATTCAAAGACCTCGACGAGGATGATCTAGTTCGCATACTCACCGAACCAAAGAACGCGATAATCAAACAGTATCAAAAGATGTTTAGCGTAGACGGAGTTGATCTAGAAGTACAAACGTCTGCACTGCGGCTGATAGCACAACAGGCCAAAGCTAGCAATACAGGAGCACGTGGCCTGCGCGGTATCATAGAAAATCTACTGCTCAAGAGCCAGTTTGATCTGCCCCAACTGAGCAAAGATGGTGTCAGCAAGATCATCATCACTGATGATATGGTCAACAATGGCAGTGAACCAATGCGGGTGCACAGAGCTGTACCCGCAGCTGCTAACGTCTGATATGATGCCATTTAGGATAATTAATTGATGGCACGAGATTATAAAGACACGTTTGGCGACAGGGAAAGTTGGTCAAACAAGAAAGGCCTCACCGTGCAGGTCTGGAATGGCAACCTCAATAAAGCGTTGAGCCAACTCAAGAAACGTGTAGCCACAGAAGGCATTGCCAAAGAGCTGCGCAAGCGCAAGAACTTTGAAACCAACACTGCCAAGCGTCGCAGGGCTATGGCAGAAGCCAAGAGCCGTTGGCGCAAGAAACAATCTCAGTTTGATGGGACTGATAAACGCAGGCCGTGAATATCAGAAGGTCTTGCTCAATGGCACGATAGTGCGTTGGCTGCTCTGTAATGGATTTTGATTGTTCATAGTGTTGCTAAAACTAACAGCAGACGGTGCACTGCTATTGCCCATGGAAATTGCCATGGTGGTCGTACTGGATCCCTGGCGTATGTTTGGTCGAGCGTAGGTTTGTCCTGTGGCAGGTCGAGCACCTACCAGATAGTTTGGATATGTCATACCAGATTGGGTCTGATATAATGCTAAGATGCTGGTACCAATTGGACTACCAATACCAGTGCAGGCGTCCCAGCCAGCAGTAGCAACATAGCCCACTGTATTGCCGCCGTGATTATCACCTACTGTGATGTCATTGAATGCTGTAGCACTTGCCGTATACCATGTTGGATTTACAAAACCTATGCGGCTGCTGGTCATGCTGTTGAGCCTAGCCATCATGCCACCCAACAATGGGGCCACTGCACTAGTACCTAAAAACGTTCCACTAGCATTAGTGATGCCATAATAGAAAGTGTATCCAGTGGCCATGGCACTGACATCAGGAATGCTACGCCCAGTGAGAGTAACAGGGCTGCTCGGGGTAGGATAGGTCTTGCTGGTCAATCCTGTTTGCCAAGTAGGCACGCTGTATATGGTGCTTACGCCTCCGCCGCCGGCATATGATCCGCCTGCAGTGCCCCATGCTACTTCACTGGCTATAGTATAGTCATTGTTGATTGTAACAACGGTACCACCTGCGCCTATGACATATGGACTGGAGCCAGGATATTGCAAAGTATATGTTGGAGCTCCATTTATAGCACGGACTCCAAAATCACCAGTTGCTACGAAAGTGGTAATGCCCCTTACTATGGCAGCCTGCAGTGCAGTATCAAACTGTGTGTTGTTTCCGAACCAGTTGCTGTCGGTGGTTCCCCAGCTAATGCTTAGCACGCTGGGATTGTTGACCATGTCATTTGTAGCAGCTGTGATGCAATCAATGAACCCTTGGAAGCTGTTTGGAGCAAAATACATAGCTATGGTAGCAGCCGGAGCTACCGCACCAACGCAATAGATATCCAACATGACTTCGCCACTGCTGTTGATATCAGTTGGATCATTGACTCCGCCATCGACACTGACATCAACTACAGTTGGATTTGGCTGTCCTATCCTACCAAACGTGCTGGTCAGATTCTGTGTGGTCCAACCTCCGCCAAGCTCCACGATACCAACACAGGTATTAGCACCTTGGACTAGATCACCGCCTGCAGCTCTAGGAAATTTGTAAGCTAGTGCTAGGTCGACAGGGGTTGGGCTTGAGATCAGATTGGGATCTATGTTGGTTACCATTGCTCCAACTGGAGGTGCATCTGGATCTAGTCTAGCATAGGATTCAAAAGTCAATGAATTATCGAGACCTAGCACCAGTTCTACCACGCTGTTGATCTCACTTGGTATGGTGATAGTTCCAGAGTGTGTGATATAGCTTCTTGAGCCTGTCGTAACGGTTTCTAGCTTTACAGCAAACAGTTCGTTCATCTGTCCAACATTACCTTCGACTTTGACAGTGGCTATACCAGATCCAAACTCTATCACGGTCAAATCGTTGGCTACTGCCCAATCAACTACCAGCTTTATCTCATCCTCTACGCTGCCAAATTGATACACAAACTCGTCATGATCTAGCGCAGGATGGGTCCCGGCTATGACAGCATCTGCATACTCCTGCAGTGTCATGCCGTTCTCGTGACAATCTCTCCTAAGATAGATGCTGATCAACAGCCTAGCATTGACATCTGCGAAGTTTCTGACAGGTAAGCTCATGTTATACCTCGGTCTTTAACAGCGTCAATGTGACAGTTATGGCCACAGAAGTATTACCAGTGTTTTGTACCTTGAGGGGTATGCTGGTAGTGGGAGGCGACTCGCTACTGAAGCCTGCTGCTGCTGGCGTGATAAGCTGGGTCACAGCTCCCGCTGATATGATTTCAGCTATCACGCCACTGCCTGGAGTTGGATTAGTTGATTGTGCTCTGCTAGCATCTGCAGTTCGTGCTGCTGTGCTGCTATAGACCGTTACCCATGCTGCATGATCAACCTGTATGCTGTATAGATTATAACCCTTGAATCCCGTGGCAGTCACTGCAGCATTTGATCCTGCTGCTAGAGTTGTAGTTGTTACGCTGACATTATTCCTACTAGAAACGCTGCCTGCACCAGTTGCCCCAGTTGCTCCTTGTGATCCGGTTGGACCTGTAGCACCCATACCAGGACCAGTGGGACCATTCTGTCCGGTTGGACCAGTTGCTCCTGTGCCTACAGGACCAGTAGCACCTGCTGAGCCGCTAGCACCGGTTGGTCCGGTCAGTGACGATGCTGGTCCAGTTGGACCTATACCAGATGGCCCAGTTGGCCCAGTTACAGTTGATGCTGCCCCAGACGGGCCTGTGCGTCCAGTTGGGCCAGTCGACCCGGTATCACCTTTGCTGGCAGCTGTACCAGGTTGTCCAGTGGGCCCAGTGATGCTTGTTCCAGTGGGCCCAGTTATACCTCTGGCTCCAGTTGGTCCCTGCGTACCAGCTGTACCGCTCTGTCCTATTGCACCTGTCGCCCCAGTAACACCTCGAGCCCCTGTGGCACCAGTTGGGCCAGTGACATTGATGGCTGCCATGATGATCTCCTTTGTAGCTGAGATATTTATCGATACCTCCATATCTTGACAGTGGCACACAGACGCATTAAATATGTTCTGCAGGTGCCTACAGGGCCTGTACTAGATAATGCTTCGCTTTAACAGGAGGTATCAAATGCGAAACCAATCTACCTATCTATTGCCATCCATGGACGATTTCTTCAGAGATCTAAATCGATTCGCCATTGGATTTGAACCAATGATCACCAGGATCCACAGCCTGCATCCAAATCAAGCCGCAGGTTATCCGCCCTACAATCTTGAAAACGACGGTTCTACCTATCGTTTAGAACTAGCGGTAGCTGGATTCAAGATGGAAGAGCTAGAGATCTATCTAACCAACGATCGTGTGCTCATGGTCAGAGGCAGCAAAAGCACTGACCAAAGTGAGAGAAATTGGATCCATCGCGGCATTGCTGGTCGTGATTTTGAGCGTCAATTCACTCTAGCAGAGCACATCAAGGTAGTCAACGCCAAGCTGGAAGATGGCTTGCTGATCATTGAGCTGGAGCGCGAAGTGCCAGAGGCTACCAAAGGACGTGTGATTCCGATCAGCAACAGCACTGTCATTGACGTCACGTCTTCAGCAGAATGACCTTGCACGGACCTGCGATTAGCCTTATAATGTAACATAGACAGGAGGGACCAATGGCCGAGACCAAGAAGCAAAATGTAGTCGCTGTGGTAGAACGTGTTGCCATGGCCCCTCCTCGCATGTGGAATGTATGGTTGGTAAATGATGACCAGACAACCATGGAATTCGTGGTACTTGTGCTCATGCAGATCTTCCATCGCAGCTTTGAAGAAGCGCAGGATATAATGATGCACATCCATACTAACGGACGCGGAATAGCAGGCACTTACAGCCATGAAGTGGCCACTCAAAAGCGCGACGAGACTGTTGCTATTGCTAGATCGAGCGGATTTCCACTGGTTGCAGAGCTAAATCCAGCAGAATAACCGGTTGACAGCATATAAATCGGTGCTATAGTCATAATGCAAATGAAGCTTGTCAAACGACAATGCAACTAGGAGACTGCAAATGACTGCATACGTTACACAGGCTGAGAAAGTTCTCAGCTATCTCACCAAGGGCAACACGCTCACGGCCAAGCAAGCACGCGCTCGCTTCAAGATCCAGAACCTCCGCGCTCGCATCCATGAGCTCAAGCAGGAAGGTCACAACATTGGTACCAAGCCAGTTACCTATCGTGACACGGGTGCCGACGGTGTTGCATACACGCTGGTCATGCCTAAGAAGGTTGCCAAGACCAAAGCTGCAAAAGCTCCTGCCAAGCCAGCTACCAAGCCAGCTACCAAAGGCGGCAAGAAGTAATCACTAAGAACTTGTTAGGGTAAGCTTACCCAAAGCGCAAAGCGTGTACAAGTCTAGGGAGGTAGAAGGGTTCCAGGAAACTGGGACCCTTTTTCATCTATATCTGTGTTTCAGCTCAGTGATACGATCGTCTAATGCAGCGATTAGCTGCTGCATGGGTATGCTGTTTTCTCGATAGCCAGTGGCAACAAAATCCACATATTCTGGTGTAGGTGGCAGATCGCTGTGATGCTTGCCCAGCATCACGTAGGTCATGGCCTTGATTATCTTGCCGCGATATTCTATTGGTATGATCTTGTGTCTATATATCTTGTGATAACCTTCTACCCAATCTAGCTTGTCCAGCTTCTGTACAGGGACAATCCATAAGACACCATGCACAGTGTCTCCTTTGGATTCTATCACGTTGCTGACATTTTCCAGCACGTACCTGTGGTCTGGTAGATCAGCATGTCCTATAAGCTGGGCTTCTGGCACACGCTTGTACATCTCTTCGAGATTGGTATTGTGCCCATATGCAAAATAGGGTATGTGTTCCCAGGCTGCCATCTAGCTCACTCGCTGCTGTGCTGCATCTTAGGGAATGGTTTGGTACCCATCTCCTTGCGATGATCGTATAGCACCTTGTTGCTGAGTATCTCTACCCAGCACTTGTTTTGAGGATGGTTGAGATCCCAGAAGTTGAAGCTCATGTGGCTCTGCACTGGACGCACGGCAAAGGTGTTTTCGCTGGGCGTGACCATGATCTGGCTGGTGGTGCGCATCATCTTCTTTTGGTCTGTGGTGCGTAGGCAATTGAGCTGTGGGTTATCGATGTATACACCAGCAAGTCCGTCTATCATCTCCTGAGGTGAGTTGGCAGCATTTACCACTCTTTCGGCTATGAGCTTGCGACTTTCGCTGCTGAGCCTGCTCATGGTATGCGACACCCCCGGATTGTGCTTTTGCTGACCTTCTGGCTGATAACCAGCCCAGGGCAAACCAACACCGTGATTGGTACGTACCACGGATTTATCTCTGGGTATCTCCATGACCTTGTAGGCGTATTTTTCGTTCTCATACTCGCCCGGCTCCCAGCAGCCTTCTAAGAGGTAGCAGGTGTCCTTGTCAAAAATAAGCGTGTTACCAGGCAGCTTGTCCTTGATCAGGCTCATGGTAGCTGCTTTGACATTGGGATAGCGTAGTGCCTTCCTCAGCTTGGCGCCATCCTTGCTGGGCGTCTTGCTGCGCACCTGTATCTCCATCTCATCGTCCTTGACCATGAGGCTGGCTGAGATGATGCTGACGCCGCCCGAATTCATGCCTTCGCAGTACTGCGTGATGTCATCCCAGAACATCATGATCTCAACACCATCGTGTTCCTGGCGCTTGAAGCTGATCTCTGGAATATAGTTGCGGTCTCGGTTCTTGACACCGACCCAACCAACATCGGGAAAGAACTTAGCAGATACAACGCACACAGGGATTCTCCAATAAATTATTTATCTGTTGTACATCTTTGAATCATGTGATATAATTTGCCATGTCTGAAGAAATTAAGAACAAGATAATAGCCAATCTGCGCCAGGTTTATGATCCTGAGATCAGCACCAACATCTATGATCTTGGATTGATCTACAAGATCGATCTTGATCACTTACCCAAAGCGCTAATAGAAATGACCTTGACTTCGGCATGGTGTCCCAGTGCAGAAGATATCATGCGTGATGCTGAAGAGGCTGGTACAGTTGAAGGTGTTGACAAGTGCGAGATAAAGATAGTATGGACACCACAATGGGGACCGCACATGATGAGCGAAGAAGCACAGCTAGAGCTGAATATGATGCAGGATTTTGATGACAGATCAGGATGGGGGCCGCCCTATTGAATACCATACACATTGAGCCCAGCACCAGATGCACGCTGTTGTGTCCTCAGTGCCCGAGGACTGAATATCTGGTAGATATTCAAATCCAGGATTGTGACATAGCATCCACTGTAGCAGCGTGCCACGGATTTGATGAGATACTGATGTGCGGTAACCACGGGGATCCGATCTATCATGCAGAATTCCATGAGTTGTTAACTGCGCTGCGGGCTGATCAACCACATGTTGTTTTTGACATCATCACCAATGGTGCTTTCAGATCCGAACATTGGTGGCAAACCACTGCTGGTTTATTGCAAGACTTTGACCGCATTACCTTCAGCATCGATGGCATGCCAAATACCAACCATATCTATAGAGTAAACAGCAAATGGTCAACCATAGAGTTGGCGATTAAGACCCTAAGGCAACATGGACCTGTTAGATTGAAATTGATATGGAAGCACATCCTGTTTAGATACAATGAGCACGAGGTCCAAGATGCGCTTGATATTGCTAAGTCTTTGGGATTTGATAAATTCACGTTGGTTGGCAGCGTGCGTAACGAACCAAATGAACCATTAACACCTACCAAGACATTGGACAGCATAAGAGTACGACTGCATGCCTAAGGTATTTCCACGCTGCAAAGCAGATCAGATATTACCTTACCTCAGCGCAGATGGCTATTTCTTTCCGTGCTGTTGGATAGCTAACGAACCCTACATCAAGGACGTGAAATCCTTCCTTGGTGATAGCTTTGCTACAATGGATGTTAAAGCTCACACCATCGCAGAGATCAAAGCTGGTGCAGGATGGAACAAGCTAGAAGCAAGCTGGGAGCAGGGTCTATGCTGGTCGTGCACGAGATTTTGTAACCAAGATTACACAAAACTAGAAAATCCGCATCGGAATAAATATTTGCCTATCATACTAACGGAATCACGCAGCGATGATGAAAAGCATACATATTGAACCAAGCAGCAGATGTACGCTTGGTTGTCCAGAGTGTCCTCGTACCTACAATCTAGATACGATTCCAATAGAAGATTGCGATATTCCCAGCATGGTTAGAGCATGCAGAGGATTCAAAGAAATAGTCATGTGCGGCAATCACGGTGATCCGATATATCATGCTGAATTCCATGAACTATTACATAGATTACGCGAAGATCAACCAAGTGTTAGTATCACGATCGTAACCAATGGAGCGTTCAGGACAGAAAACTGGTGGAAACAGACAGCCAATCTTTTGAAACCAACTGACCATGTGATGTTCAGCATAGACGGCCTTCCCAGCAACAACCACATCTATCGTGTAAACAGCCGCTGGGATGGTATCGAGGCAGGCATACGCACTCTGAGAAACCATGCACCTGATCAAATGTTGATGACATGGAAATGGATATTATTCCGTTATAACGAAAACGATGTAAAGCAAGGCAAGCAGATAGCCAGGGATCTAGGATTCAATAGATTTCTGTTGGTTCAAAGTGCCCGATACTCTGAAAAAGAATTATTCATACCTACCAAGAGTTTGCTTGAGATCTGGGAAGATGCCAATGTCTAAGATATATCCACGCTGCAAAACAGAATTTGCCCAACCATACATCAGTGCGCATGGATATTATTTCCCCTGCAGTTTGATTGGCACCGAACCTAATAGATCCGAATTAGAAGAATTTTTGGGCGATCTGTTTCAGACTTTTGACATAAAGAAAGTAGGATTAGCTGATGCTATACACGGTACCGGTATGCAGTTCTTGGAGGCTTCTTTTGAAACTAATCCACCCAAGGCATGCCGGTTCTTTTGTGGCACACCGATCACAGAAAACAGCATGGATCGCAATACAACAGTAAGAGGCAATCTGTAAGAAGGAACTCACATGCCCAATCCTATATTGAAGATGGAACTAGCCCATGGCGATGTGCTCATAGAGTGCTATCCAGATAAAGCTCCGAACCACGTGGCGCAGATAATCCGCCAGGCCAATTCTGGACTTTATGACGACACTGACTTCCACCGAGTGATTGAAGGGTTCATGGCACAAGGCGGCTGGACCAAGCAACCTCTGCCGCAGCTTCAAGCAGAATTCAATGATGTCTCTCACACAGAAGGCATCTGCAGCATGGCGCGTACCAATGATCCTAACAGTGCCAGCGATCAGTTCTTTATCTGCTTTGGTAATGCTCAGTTCCTAGATAGACAATACACAGTGTGGGGCAAAGTGATCTACGGAATGCAGCATGTGCATGCGATCACTCGCGGCGAACCGCCGCAGAATCCTAGCAAGATAGTGAAGATGCGGCAGCTGAGCATGCACGCTGTAGAATCTCTACAACCCATGGCTGATGGATCGGTTGTGTACAAGAATACCATCAACGGTCCGTTGATCATGTTGAAAAACGATTGGTGGATCAAGCATGGAATGGAAAACATTGATCTGATCAATCAGGAACTGCATCAGTTCAATCAATTGATCAAGCTCGCCAGGCAGCTACGTCCAGAGCTTACTAGCGTGATTGACGGTGGATCCAACATGGGATCGTGGACCATGCCTCTGGCACGGGCAAACAGAGACATTGAATTCCATACGTTTGAAGTGCAGAAATTGGTGTACTACATCAGCTGTGGCAACTTCGCACTCAACGGTGTGACCAACGTCTATGCTAACTGGGCCGGCTTGACCGACCAAGAAGGTCTGATTGCCCTTCCGGTACCAAACTATGACAGCTCGCAGAACTTTGGATCATTTGAAGTTGCACCCCCTTTTGCCAACAGCGATTGCGTGCTCACCTATACAGGCAAGATTGATCTAGTTAGGACGGTGACCATAGACAGCTTAGAGCTGAGTCCTGTGTTGATAAAGTTGGACATAGAAGGCATGGAATATCGCGCACTGAACGGCGGCATCAATACCATTGATTCACATCTGCCAATAGTTTGGTGCGAGAGCCAAAAGAGTGATCCGGTTGCAGTCACTGGTTTCTTTGTAAACAGAGGCTACGTGCTCAGCTTGGCCATAGAAGGGCACTGGTTGTTCATCCCACCTTGGTTGCAGGGTAATCCAAGCTTAGAATCAATATTGGGATAACACAAACAATGTGGTGGGAGACGACCAAGCTGGAAGACATGGATCAGCAGCAGTGGGAGAGCCTCTGTGATGGGTGCGGCCGCTGCTGCTTGAAAAAAGCTTGGCGAGGTAGCGAAATAGAAGTGACTTGCATTGCCTGCAGATTGATGGATGTCACCACTGCTAGCTGCTCAGATTATCACAATAGACATCAGAAAGTACACGAATGCATCAAACTTCATCCCGGTAATGTAGGTCATCCTCTGCTGCCGAGGACCTGTGCATATCTCCTGATACACCAAGGCAAACCGTTGGAATGGTGGCATCCTTTGGTAAGCGGCAGTAAGGAGACTGTAAAGCAAGCTGGTATCAGCATCATAGGCGATATCACACACACTGAGCGCACCGTGAGCCTGGCCAAGATGGCACTTTTCAAGTCGTTGGATCGAGCAATACCTTGACAATACAGCATCAAATGACTATATAATGTTCATGGCCGGGCTACGGCCGGCCATGGCACAATCTTGCTTTATGAGGAGATAGAAATGAGCAAAGTGATCGGTATTGACCTTGGAACCACCAACAGCTGCGTGGCTGTGATAGAAGGTGGCAAGGCCAAAGTTCTAGAGAACGCAGAAGGCGCTCGCACCACACCCAGCATCGTGGGATTCAAGGACGGCGAAACGCTGGTGGGTGCTCCTGCCAAGCGACAGGCAGTAACCAACCCAACCAACACCCTGCATGCGGTAAAGCGCCTCATAGGCCGCCGCTACGAAGATGACAGCGTGCAAAAAGACAAGAAGCTGCTGAGCTATGCCATCGTGGCAGCTGCCAACGGTGACGCCTGGGTGGAAGTTGACGGCAAGAAGATGAGCCCTAGTGAGGTATCAGCCAAGATCCTCACCAAGATGAAAGAGACTGCAGAGCGCTATCTTGGTACCACGGTAGATCAAGCAGTGATCACTGTACCAGCCTACTTCAACGACAGCCAGAGACAGGCTACCAAGGACGCAGGCAAGATTGCAGGCATGGAAGTGCTGCGCATCATCAACGAACCAACTGCGGCTGCGCTGGCATATGGACTGGACAAAAAGCAAGCTGGCAAGATTGCAGTTTACGATCTTGGCGGTGGTACCTTTGACGTTTCAATACTTGAACTGGGCGATGGCGTGTTTGAAGTGCTCAGCACCAACGGTGATACTCAGCTGGGCGGCGAAGACTTTGACCTGCGCATTGTTGACTTCCTGGCAGATACATTCAAGAAGGAACAGGGCATCGATCTCCGCAAGGATAACATGGCACTGCAGCGCCTCAAGGAAGCTGCAGAGAAGGCCAAGATAGAGCTGTCAAGCAGCGCAAGCACTGATGTTAACCTGCCATACATCACAGCTGACAAGGATGGCCCCAAGCATCTAACGGTCACACTGTCACGCAGCAAGCTGGAAAGCTTGGTTGATGACCTGGTCACCCGCACGCAGGGACCATGCCGCAAGGCTCTGGCAGATGCAGGCCTACAGGCTGGGGAAATCAGCGAAGTCATCCTCGTTGGTGGTCAGACACGCATGCCCAGGGTTCAACAGGCTGTGAAAGACATCTTCAAGCGTGATCCCAGCCAGGGCGTTAACCCAGACGAAGTGGTTGCCATGGGTGCTGCTATCCAAGGCGGGGTGCTACAGGGCGACGTCAAGGACGTGTTGTTGCTGGACGTGACTCCACTATCACTGGGAATCGAGACACTAGGCGGCGTGTTTACCAAACTGATCGAGCGCAACACAACCATCCCTACCAAGAAGAGCCAAGTGTTCTCTACTGCTGCTGATAACCAGCCAGCTGTGAGCATCGCTGTGTTTCAAGGCGAACGTCAGATAGCACGCGATAACAAGAGCTTGGCCAACTTCGAGCTCACTGGCATTGCACCAGCACCTCGCGGCATGCCTCAGATCGAAGTTACCTTTGACATTGATGCCAACGGTATAGTGCATGTCAGTGCCAAGGACCAAGCCACTGGCAAGGAACAGAAGATAGCGATCCAGAGCAGCGGTGGGCTCAGTGATGCTGACATCGAACGCATGGTTCGCGAAGCTGAAGAAAACGCTGAAGCTGACAAGCGTAAGCGTGAAGTCATCGAAACACGTAACGGTGCTGAGACTCAGATCCACATGGCTGAAAAGCAGCTTAAAGAACATGAAGACAAGATCCCAGCTGAACTCAAGGCTGAGGTTGAAGCAGCTATCACTGAAGCACGTAGTGCTATCGCAGGTGATGATCTCGATGCTATGAAGCCAGTGTTAGAACGTTTTGGCCAAAAGCTGATGAAGATCGGTGAGATCGTCTACAAGGCACAGAGCACGCCTCCTAGCCCTGACGAGCCAATTGATGTAGAAGCTAAGCCAGCTGAGTGATAACCAATGATGCGCGTGGGACGGATTGGATTTACATGTAGCACATTTGATCTGTTCCACGCGGGTCACATAGCCATGCTGGAAGAAGCCAAACGCAGTTGTGATTGGCTGATTGCAGGCATACAGAGCGATCCAACGCTGGACAGGGCTACCAAGAACCGACCAGTACAGAGCATCGTAGAACGCCAGATACAGGTCAGAGGTTGTAGATTTGTAGATGAAACGTGGATCTATGATACAGAACGAGACCTAGAAGATCTGTTGAACATACTGCCCATTGATGTGCGTATACTTGGAGATGAATATCGAGGCAAGCAGTTCACTGGTCTAAAGATCTGCGAGGAGCGAGGCATTGATATAGTGTTCAACCAGAGGCGGCACGATTTCAGCAGCAGTGGCCTGCGAGCCAGGGTTTATGATCTAGAGCGTATGAAAAAGAAAGATCAGTAATGCACAGCGAAACAATCACTGAAGTGACTCATTGGACAGATAGGCTGATGAGCATACGTACCACGCGAGGACCTGCACTGCGATTCCAATCCGGACAGTTTACCATGATCGGATTGCCAGTAGATGGCAGACCTTTGTTGCGTGCCTACAGCATCGTCAGTCCACACTATGAAGACCATTTGGAGTTCTACAGCATCAAGGTTACAGATGGTCCGCTGACCAGCAGGTTACAGCATGTTACAGTAGGAGATCAGCTGATAGTTGGTCCCAAGCCTGTGGGCACTTTGATGTTGGATAACCTGCTGCCTGGACGCAACCTTTGGTTCTTGGCCACGGGCACAGGTATCGCCCCGTTCCTCAGCCTCATGCGTGATCCCATTGCCTATGAGCGTTACGATCGTGTGGTCCTCATACATGGCTGCAGGCAAGCTGCTGAACTGGCGTATGGTGCAAAGATGGTCAATGATCTGCGCGGCAACGAGTTGATTGCAGAATTCAATGACAAGCTGTTGTACAGAGCAATCACCACCAGAGAACCGTCCCCCGTCATGGGTCGTATAACCGACATGATCACAGATGGTAGATTATGGGCAGCGACGGGACTGCCAGAGATGGATGCTGCTCAGGACCGCGTGATGATCTGCGGTAGCACTGCTATGACCGTTGATCTCACTGAGATCATGTTAGCGCGTGGATTTACCGAAGGCAGCGCCTTCGTTCCTGGAGGATTTGTCTACGAGAAATCCTTCGTAGATCGTTGATATCGGTTGACAGATTGCAGAACTATGCTAAATTAACATGTGATCCAACGAGGAGATCTAGGATGCGCAAGATTATTGCAACTGCTTTGGCTTTGACCTTGATGACGGGCTCTGCTATGGCAGATGGTTGGGGATATGGACGTGGGCCTTGCAATTTCAACGGCTGCTACGGCGGGCACGGCGGGTATCACCAACACTATCACGGTGGCGGCGGTGGTAACTGGGCTGCACCACTGGTTGGTGGGTTGATCATCGGCGGCATGCTTGGTGCCATGAGCCAACCTCGCTATTATCAAGAACAACCAGCTTATCATACCGAGTGCCGCTGGGAACAGATGTATGATAACTGGGGCAACTACATTGGTAACGGGCGTCGTTGCTATAACGTTCCAAACTATTGAGTTGACAGATCATGCGAGCGTGCTATAGTACCACTGTTATCATAGAGGAGGTACCTGTGCGCAATGCCTACGCAAAAGCTCTTGCCCATCCCGTATTCAGACAGCGCAAGGTCGCTGCCCGCAAGGGCAAAGGCGCCTACAAGCGCACAGCCAAGCATGTCCAAAAACCAACCCTGGACGTTTGACAATACCTGGTGGCATGCTGAGAGCCAATCTCTGCGACGCAAGATCAACAGCTTGCCCTATGATACCAAACGCGAAATGACCAAGCTGTTTGAAGCCTGTGAGGATCAGGCCATGGCCATATGGCGCGAAGAGATAACCTGCAGATATCGCAATTCTCAAACTGAGAAACACGCTGCTCTGATGTCTAAGTTCTTGCAATCACACAGCAATCTAGAACAGCATGTGGTTATGGCCCTGCTGATGATCTAGGCAAATCAGTGGTTGACAGACCCTAGATCTATGCTATTGTAACTTATCAACGGCAATATTCACGGAGAAACAGCATGATCTGTGTAAACGAAGATACCAACACTACATGCAAGACTGCCAATCCTTTAGGCGCATGGCTTAACGCGAAAGAGCGCGGCGAAGTAGCCATGAACTTACACAGAGAATTCTTTGAGAGCGACGAACACCTGGACCGATTGGAAGCCGTGGCACAGATCATCAAAGATTTCTTTGGGCATAGTCCAAACTATTACACCCCTCGCGGTATCGGTCGCAAACCTTTTGAAAGCGTAAAGGTATCAGATTGTGGTTGGTTCCTCAGCCGCAAGAGCGTGCAGGAAAAAAGCGAACGCTTGTATGAGCCGTTAGATGCGCTAGGTGACGTTGATTTCAAGAGCAAGAACGGTCACCTTATCGTGCGTGTGTTTCCCAAGAGCAAGCAGCCGTGAGTGTTGGGGTCAATGTGTTCCTGCACTTGATCTGGGTGCTACTCTGCGGTGGTATTGGATACATTTTGCGCTGGAGCATGGAGGAGTTCAAGGCCATGGATCAACAGGTAGAGCGTTTAAACCAGCCAGAACAGCCCATTTCTAAAACACAATCGTCTGTGCCAAGCGCAGCTAGTAGTCTACAAGCCAAGGCAGATCCAGCTAAACTAGCAGAACTTAAAGCCAGCCTCAAAAAGTAACGATATATACTGCTGGGAGGACCAGCTGATGGAGATAGAAGCATATTTTGATACAGAGCAAGATTGCTATATCGTTGTGTTATGGAAGGGCGACGAAGTGATAGAAAAACATCAGTACGCAAGCATGGATGATGTAAATGCCAGCGTGAATCTGCTGCGCCGGCATCATCCACATGCCACAGTGATATATGGAGTCTAAGATGCCACTGGCTATGAGAGCTATGATATACTCAGTCGTGGTACCACAAAGCCTATGTCTCATGGGCTTGTGTTGGTACGCAGCAGGAATGAAGCATTTTCAACGCTAATACCGAGGTACACCAAATGTACGCAGCTGATCACTTTACAGGACGCCAAGACCGAAGCTGGGGAACGCGAATCAAGCATCTCTTGATAATGAACGTCATTGCTTATTGCGTGAGTCGATTAACCAGGCTGACTATGGGTCCGATCTATTGGTTGTGTATGGCGTTACCTTATTTCGGTATCTTTCTCCAGCAAAAAATCTTGCAAGATGCTAAGTTGCATCATGATGTTAGCATCACACAGTTTGGTGTGATGTCTTACGCTGATCTATACAGCTGGTTTAACATAGCTATCTTTGCAGCACTGCTACTGTTTCTCTGCGGAACGATAGGTTATGGAATAGCTGGTGGGCTACGTGCTATCGTTTGGTATGCTCCTGTATTGTTGATCCCAGTTGCTTACTTCTACGTTGGGCCGACTCTGCACTATCAGGGTGGCAGCAATGCCTACTTAAAGAAGTACTATTCACAGGACTGCAGCAGACAGCATGCCAACCTCATGTCACACGGCAACGTGTACAACAGCGACGGATCATATGCTCCTTGCAGCTGGGTTTTGTCACCAGGAGCACCCGTACCTTGATGATTGCTATCTCTGTACTTGTGTTGATATGTGCTGCATGCACAGGCATCTATGCTCTGCTTAATTACAAGGATCCAGCATGAAGATAATCAATTATCGCACAGGACAGAAGGGCAGCTTGCTGGCCAACTGGTTGAGCTTTGGTCGCACAGTGACCACAGATAGCACTGGCGCCAGCGTTATGATAGCTGGCACCGAAAGATTGAAATGGTGGTTCTATCACGGTGTCTATGAGCGTTTGGCAGCCTTGGGCCTACATCCTCCTGGTAACAGACCTCCTCCGACCATAACCTGGGAGCAGCAGCGCGAATGGTTTCTCGATGATCACATAGCTGATATTGCATTTGCAGGCATGCTTGAGACCTTGGATACAGTGACAGGCACGGTGATAAGCATGCAGCATCTACCAATGCTGCGCAGGTATCACATCGATCAGTTGCGAGACCGAGGTCACGAGTTATGGGGCATCACTACCAAGCCAGAACGAGTGAAACAGATTGAGATTGAAAATCACTTCAAGACCGCAGACAGAGATTACATAACCGAACCTCACAAGCAGCAGATCAGAGAATATCTGGCCAGCAAGGACCTAGCTTGCCCAGAAGGGCGTCCAGAAAAAGAGATAGATGCCTACTGTGCAGAGCGCGATATGTCGCCCACAGATGAAAACCGTGTGTTGGTCATGCACAAGCTGATAGCTATGAGCAACAGGCCCAATCGTGCAGAAGGTCACACTCTGATACGCTGCAACGATCTTTATGCCAAGCTTGGCATACCCACGGTGGATTATGACGAGCTGTTCTATCCGCCATATGATGGCATGTCTGAGATAGAACCAGATGCAGATCTCAGCAAGTGGCATGAAGAAGTACAGCGAAGCTGGGTCCCCAAAACAGTAGAGATGTTTGGAATAAACTGGAACTTAGCAGAATGTGGATATGATCCGCAGAGAAAATAGCCAATAACCTGCAAAATTATCTATGATTTCAATGACATAAATGTCAACAAAACGGTTGACACTAGCGTATTGTGTGCTATTGTAATCATGTAGCACAGAGGAGCGGGCATGAAGATCGCAGACACGGCAACTACCACAGATACCAACAGCGCATTCACCATCGCTGCCACCGGCAAAGCGTTCAAGATCCTCAGCGATGGCCTATATTCAGACAAGATACGTGCTATCATCCGCGAGCTGGCCTGCAACGCTCGGGACAGCCACGTAGCGGCTGGCAATGGTGCGCCATGGAGCATGCACCTTCCAACCTATGATGAACAATGGTTCAGCATTGAAGATTTTGGCACAGGCATGAGCCACGAGGACGTGATCAACGTCTACAGCCGCTACTTCGCCAGCACCAAGACTGCCAGCAACGATTTCGTGGGACAGCTGGGCTTGGGCAGCAAGAGTCCATTTAGCTATACCAGAGAGTTTTGGGTAAACAGCCGCTATGCTGGCGTTGAGAATCGTTACCGCATGTATTTCGACGACAGTGACACTCCTCGAGTGGATCACATTGCCAGCGGTCCTGCCATGGGCTCAGGCATCATGGTTCAGTTTGCTGTGATCAGCGGTATCGAGCGCTGGCACCACAAGGCTGTGGAAGTGCTGCGATGGTTTGACCAGAAACCAACCTGCAACGTCCAAATCGAGATGGACATTGCTGAACCCGCGCGTCGTGGACAGGGTTGGCGCATCTGGGACAAGGCTCAGTGGAATGGATATTATATCCAGATCCTCATGGGAGGTGTGCTCTATCCTTTGGATCGCCACAGCATCCCTGACATGGACCACCGTATTGGTTACCTCTGTGATTTTCCCATCGTGATCGACATGCCCATCGGCGACTGCGACGTGGCTGCTAGCCGTGAAGGTCTCAGCTATGATCCGCGCACGGTCAGCAACATCATTGCTCGCTTGACTGCGGTACGTGACAACATGGTGGCCATGATCAGCAATGCGATCAGCAACGCACCCACGCTCTGGGACGCACATCACCAATGGCATGTGAACTTCGCAGGCTCAGTTGGCTACAACATGCGCCGCGTGTTTGATGACGTGCAGCTGGAATGGCAAGGCTGCAACATCGATCGTGGTACCATGTCGGTGGACACAAACAAGCTGTACAAGAACCCTGACAATGGCGTGCGGCTGATGCCTGCACAGATCAAGAGCGTGCGCAAGCATGACAGCTTCATGATAACCTGTGCTCCTGCTACCAAGATCGTGTTTGACGATCTCAAGAAAGGTGGCTTGGCTCGCACACGGCAGATGCATGCTGCAGCTGATTACAAGAATGTCACAGTGCTGTTCCCACCTCGACAGGGCGGTTGGGAAGCATTGCGTGCCGAGCTGGGTTACCCAGACGTAGTCTACGCCAGCACGCTGCCTGACGTGGTCAAGAAGACACGTAACACCGTGCAGCAGGTCTGGGAGTTTAATCATCAGTCAAGGACCAGTGGCAAGTATGCTTGGCGCAGCATTGATCCCGCCACGCTGGCCACCACAGGCAAGATGATCTACGTCACGCTTAAGAACTGGGATGTTATCACTGGTCACAAGATGCTGGGTCGCTATGGCCTGGATACTCTGCGATCGGCTGCTGTACAGGCCGGATTGATCATGCAAGATACACCAATCTATGCGGTACGTCCTGCTAGCGTGCGCAAGCTTGATGCCAAGCGCTGGGTGAGCTTGCATGATCATCTGCAACCATTGGTAACGGCCATGCTGGCTGAGCCCAAGATACAAGCACTGTACAGGGTACATGCAGAACAATCGCAGGTGCAGGACGTGCTACCCACCACCATCAACAAGCTCAGCAACTGGGTTGATCAGTTGCGCAAGAAACTGCGCGATCCGGAAAGTGAACTGATCCATTTTCTCACTGCGCTCAGCGACATGAAGACTGCCAGCAATGTAGATCTCAGTCCATATCGCACGCTGCAGAGACACTATGAGATCAGCATGCCCGAGTTTGATGAGCGCAGCGCAGTGGGCATGGAAGCAGCACGCATCGCTCGCAAGTATAGCATGCTCAGCTATATAAACCTTGGCTATCACATTGATCCCAAGTCAATGGATGATTTGGCCAACTATATCGATGCGGTTGACACTGCGCATGTGTTCCTCAGTTTGAGCAAGACTGAACCAGACAGCGCGGAACAGTAAATAGCACATGGATGACATAGAGCACTACTGTGCTGCACCATTCGTGCACATCGCGATCGATAATGCCAGTCCCGACACCTACAGGCCCTGCTGTCTATGGCAGGGCCCTTCACAGTCCGCAGCCACTTCAGCTATGGCAGCTTTTGAAAGCCAGGACATGGCGGACCTGCGCAAACAAATGCTGTCTGGGCTGCCTCATCAAGGTTGCAACATCTGCCATGCCCACGAAGCAGCATCCGGTGACAGCTTGCGTCTGGGTTTCAACAGGCAGTACGGCTGCGTAGATCAAGCTGATCTGCAAGACATTGAATTCAATCTAGGCAACTTATGCAACATGCGCTGCAGGATGTGCAGCAGCATCAGCAGCAGCCGTTGGATAGCTGATGATGAAGTGCTAGGTCGCAAGAGCACCAAGCTGACCAGACGCAAGCTCGCACAGCTGGGGGTTGACATAGCCAAACTGAAAAAGATCAAGTTCATAGGCGGAGAGATAACACTTGAGCAAGACGAAGTCAAGCATGTGCTTGATTCTATCAAACAGCAGTGCGGTGGGTTAGGCCATCTAGCCGTGGAGATAATCACCAATGGCATGCTGCGATTGGACGATGGTATCATGCAGATGCTGCTGTCCTGTCGGTCAGTGGACATGGTGCTGAGCTTAGATGGCATGGCTACATCAAACGATTACCAACGCAGCGAAGGCGATTGGTCAGTGATCACTGCCACCGCACGCTACTATGATGGGCTACGTGGTTCAGTGTTCAATCCTGGTATCATCAGCACCATAAGCATGCTGACCATAGCAGATGCAGTTGATCTCATGGAATGGGTAACCAATGAACTGCCCCAAACATGGCACGTGGCCAACGCATTAGCTTGGCCGTCTGAGCTGGCAGTTCGCAATCTACCGCAGGCCTATAAAGCAAAGATGCGCCACAAATTGCTTGACTGGGTTCCATCAGTGAACAAATCTAGGCATGATGAGATACGGGGGCGGCTGCTGCAAGCATTGGATTTAGATGCCAACTGCGACCTCGCACAGGTGCAGCAGCATCTAACACTGCTCGATCAATTGCGCGGCGAAAGATTGCTTGATACATTACCGGAACTGCATTCTGCTATTTTCTGATGAATATTATTAGATAACTCTGCTGATAGTGTGCATAATTAGGCAAGTAACCAGGCGGAGATACTCATGGAACTAACTCAAGACATGGTCAAGGTGCTGCAGGCAGCTAGGGTTCACTTTTGCATACCCTGCTACGGCGGCCAGATCAACGAAGGCACCTTCATCAGCATGCTGAAATACATGGCCACGGCACAGCGCCTTGGGTTGAATTTCACGATTGATACCATGGTAAACGAAAGCCTCGTTTGCCGCGCTCGCAACAGCTTGGTTGCCAAGATGCTGTTCTTTGAACCCAAGAGCACGCATCTCATGTTCGTGGACGCAGACATCGGCTTCGAACCAGAAGAGATCTTCAAGCTGATCATCGCAGATCGCGACGTGGTCGGCGGCTTGTATCCCAAGAAGGCACTGCCCATCAGCTACGTGGTCAACAAGGTACCTGGTGCTGAGAAAGAAGGCAACTTGGTGGAAGTGGCTAACCTGGGCACAGGCTTCATGATGATCAAGCGCCATGTGCTGGAGCAGATGATCGCCAAGCATCCAGAGCTGCACTACGTGGACAGCATCGGATTGGATCCCAAGTACGATCCTTTCAAGTATGCGCTGTTTGACACAGAGATCGACAACGACAGCAAGGAATATCTGTCAGAAGACTACACCTTCTGCAAGCGCTGGCGTGCAATGGGCGGCAAGATCTGGGCAGACCTGACCATCACGCTGAACCACATAGGCTACTTCACCTTCCGAGGTGATGCTACTCAGCTGCAACCACATCTCTGAGAAAAAGGTACACGGCGCATGATCAGTGAAACATTCTGTGCTGCGCCGTGGACCGTGCACTGCATCAATGCCGACGGCACTGCTGGCGTGTGCTGTGTAAACAGCAGCACGCTAACCAATAGCAACGATCATGCAGGTTTGATAAACGGATCTGCTGTGCGGCAGATGAAGCTGGACATGCTATCCGGAAAACCAGCAGTAGGCTGCGAGAAATGCTATGATCATGAAGCAGCAGGTGTGTACAGCCTACGCAATCTCTACAATGACCTAACCGCTGATGTGCTAGATCCTTCTAGGTTATCTGATGACGATTACGAGAATCGCACATGGTACGACCTCAGCCTCAGCAACAAATGCAATCAGAAGTGCAGGATCTGCGGACCATATAACAGCACAGCATGGGCCAAAGATGCAGCTGCTATAGCAGATCTCAAATGGACGCATGTGAATTGGCGCGAGCTAGATGATGTTCTGATTGACAGCAGCAGTGCCATACCCGGCATACTGGCCAGCATGCAAGCAGCAACATCTCCGTTCAGGATAGAGCTCAAGGGTGGTGAACCTCTGTACATGGAAAGCAGCAGGGCTTTGATCAGCAGCATGATCAAGCTTGGTCTGCACGAACGCACGGAAGAGCTACGCATCATCACCAATGGCACGCAGCATGACGCTGGATTACTGGAGATGCTATCTGCGTTCCCTGCCATAGACATGGCGCTTAGCGTAGATGCCACTGGTAGGTTGCACGAATACACTCGTGGCACCAACATGACCTGGGACCAGTGCAGGCGCAGCTGGGAAGAAGTGACCAGCTTGCCCAACATCAAGCGCTTGCGCATCAGCAACACAGTTTATGCCTACACAATATTCGATCTGCCCAATCTGCGCCAATGGGCAGCCAGCGAATTTGGCCGCACCGTAGACATGGCAGATGCCATGCTGCACAAGCCACGTTATCTACATGCAAAGATACTGCCTCAGGTATTGCGTGACCAAGCTGTAGCGCTGTTACCAGCTGGCGATGACATGATAGCCGTGATATCTGGTCAACCAACCACGGCTGAATTTGGTAACAAGCAAGCGTTAGAAATCACTCTGCAACAGTTGCGATCTCAGTTCAAGATCTTCACCGAGCGCATGGACAGCCTAAGAAGAGAGAATCTCTTAGATATTGTGCCCGAATTGTCGGAGATGATGAGATAATCTCTGTCTGTTGACGCTGTGCTACATACCTGCTACAATGTACGCATGACACATTATTACTTTGCCTATGGGCGCAACACCAACATAAAGACCATGCAGGAACGCTGCCCGCGAGCAGTGTGTCTTGGGCCCAGCTGGGTTGATGGGTATGTGTTCCGCTGGCGCGGTGTAGCTGATTTAGATATGTCCCCAGATGACTACGTGATAGGTGTGCTCTGGGAACTCAACGATGGTGATCTGGCTGCGCTGGATTGGTACGAAGGTTTTCCGCGCAAATACTTCAGGCAGCGAGTGATAGCCAAGACCAACCAGCAGGAATATACAAGCTGGGCCTACATGATGGTCAATCAGGGCAACGAGTCGCTGCCTGGAGACGAGTATCGCACTGCGCTGTTTGAAGGATATGATCAAAACCATCTAAGCACAGATCAGATGCTAGTGGGCCTCAAACGCCTAAACGGTTAGAATGGTGCTTGCGTGCTGCTGATCACGCTGCCAACGTTGGTCACTGTGAATGCATTGTTGCTAGTATCTGTCAAGAAACCAGCACCGCTATAGGTGTTGAGTAGAAGCTGAGTCTGACCTGCTGTGATCGCGCTGCTGGGATTACCGTTGGCGTTGGCGCTCTGTGTCACAGCGAAGTTGGTGGTAGGTACAGTGAATGCACCAGTATATACACCTAAACCTATGACCACACGCAGGTTGCTGATATATCCGTTGATCTTAAATGTACCTTGGTTACCAATATAGTTTATAGTATCTGTCACAAAATTTGGTGCAGATCCCGATGATCCAACACTTGCCCCATTCTTATACAATGTGATGGTGCTAGCATTCTTTACTGCGGCAATGTGTACCCATGCTCCTGTTGTCATAGTGACTGTGTCAGTGATCAAGGTAGAGACCTGTGCCTGTCCCAGTGCCAGTCTCCCTGAGCCATTCATGAAAACATCAACACCGCCGTTGTTGCCGCGCCAGAAACTGGCATTGTTGGTCGTTGAGTTTAGATATACCCAGAACTCTATGGTGAAGGCACCTGTACCCGGATTAAGAGCTACGTTGTTGGGCACGCTTAGGTAATTGCTACCGCTGAACTGTGCGCTACCGTTGATGAGGCTCACGGGAACTGCGCCAGCACCTATGGTGATGCCGCCTTGTATGGTAATGCCCTGCTGTATCACTATGCTCATGCTGATATTTACCCGGTGGTCAGCCTACTACGGCTAGTGTCACTATCAGTTATTGTGTAACATAACCCCAATACACAGTCTGTGGTGATCCGCTATTGTTATAGATAACAAAATCAAACACATTTGAAGTAGTACCCACACTGGGATTGCTAGAAACAATTACGCCAGCTGTGCCGA